GCACCACACGCTCTGTGGGTTTCATATCGAGCTGGAAGCTGGCCGATTGGCCACCGGCCGATGATCCCACCAAGGCACGACCAGAGGCTGCGCCCGACATAGCTGCGTTGCGGTCGGCGGCAAGGTCGGTGATTGCGCTGGCCGTTACCCCGGATGCTTGTGCCAGATAATCCGTTGCGACAGCCCGCACGAGTCTGCGGGAAATAGCCATTACGCCTCTGCAGGTGTCAACGTTTCCGCCATTGAGGCTGTCGGCTTGATCACTTTGCCGTAGACCGCAAAGCCAGCTAGGTAAGTTTCGCAGTCGTATAAGTGATCCTGCCTAGACTTTATCCGCACCCACTCGTAGAGATCCCTGCCAGTTTTTCGGTTAATCCGATGAACCTTTTTATGGCTACTCATGTGCTCTTTGTAATCAGGCGACACGTCATGCGCCACCTCCCACCTCGGCCCCTGCCCCCGGCGTAACCATGCCAGCAGATCTTGGCAGGCTGGTGAGCTGAGGAGCAGAAGCATACAGCCCGCGTCAGTCGGTTGCTCCGATGAGTGTACCGATTTCAGCCTGCCTTTAGGCGTATCGATCCAGTAGTTCGGCCGCTCCTCGCCCTTTAATGCTTTAAATTTATACCTCGCACAGATTCGGTAGGAATCCTGCGCCTCGTATCCGCTGTCCATTGCCGTGTGCTGTGGCTGCACACCCAAAGCATTTAGGTGCTGTGCCACGTCCTCGATCGTCCTTGCCCTGCCCTCATCGATCAATCGGCTCTGACCGTCCCTGGTAAATGCTCTCACTACATACCAGTACCCGTCGATCTGTCGGTCTATGGCCGCCAGTTTTATATGTTCCACTTCCCATTCCTGCTTTTTGGCAAAGGCACCTGCGGGGATGTCGATAGATTTATCGTCGTCGAATTGATCTTCCCAAGGCATCGCACTCCATCCGTTTACGAATCCCTGTAACCCATGCAGATAATGTTTCTGCGTTAGGAATTGTTTGGCGCAATCGGCGAAGGTGACGGTCGGCGAGTACCAGCTGGGCAGGCGCATGCTACGCCGGCCGCGCTCTGCGTTTGTATTTGCTGCCACCCACTTGCCCTGCTCGACCGCAGTCCTGCGGTTTCCCTCAGTCCACGGCTCGTCACATTTGGTGCAGTGATAGAAAGCTGTTTCGGCCACCTTCTGCAGATCCCATCGACCATCCTCTTGCCTGGCGCTGTCGGCCCATCGCACTTGCCCAAACTCCATTGCCTGAAACTCACCACACTTGTGGCAGGGCACATGGTAGGTTTCTTGCGTGCCCGCTTGGTAGTTCTGCCAGATATCGCCGGTGCTTAGTGTCGGCGTACTGGTCAGCACGTGCTTGCGACTAGGAAAGGCTTTGGTGCGCTCTAGCGCTAGGTTATATGCGGCTGCCTCCTTTTCTGTCGGTGGGGCAAACTTGTCCAGCTCATCTAGCACCGCAATGCACACCGGCCTCGAGCTGATGTTTGCTGGCGAGTTAGATCCGACCAGGCTTAGGGTCATGGTAGTAAACTGCATTTCTAAAATTTTAAAGTCGTCGCTATCGTATGGGAACAGTGCCCGCACCGGTTTGCATTTTTCAAAGATGGGAGTCAGTCGCGTCTCGCTGTACGACCTGGCCAGATCCGCGTTAGGCATGACCAGTAACGCCGGCGCTGGATCGTTAGCGATTCGGTATGCCAGCCAGACCGCTAGCGTCAGCGTCTTGCCTGTCTGACTACCCCAGCAAAGCGTTACCGTATGCACGCCCGGATCGGCCAACGCCTCTAGCACGCCGGCCACGTAGGGTGTGTAGCTGGTTGAGTACAGCCCCGGCCGTGCCGTGATCCGGCTGTCCAGCTGCACGTACTTCTCGGCCCACTCGATTACGCTTGGCGGTGGCTCAAAGTTCCACCGGCTACGCTCGCGTTTTAGTAACTGCTCGGCCGCCTTCACAGCGCCGCCTGCACTTGTCGCATCACCTGCCCCACCTCATTCTGCACCTCGATCTGGATCTCGGCGGCCGTGCGGTGGGCACAGATCGGCGCCAGTCGCTTTGCCATGCCCATCAGGAGCGGGATAAGGGCGTTATCGCGTCGGGCTAGGATCTTGTCGGCCTCATCAATCGGCACCATTTTGCCCTCTGCTTCATTGATATCAGGGCGATCGCCTTTCATTTTTCGCAGAGCTTCCACCACTCTAGTGTAGTCGCCGATCAGGCTAGACCGCTCCGGGCCATTGGCCTCCTTGGCGGCTTCGCCCAGGGTGGCGGCCAAGGATTCTAGCCGGTCGATCTCGCCGTCTAACCCTATGCCCTCGATCGGCTTCATCGGTTTTGCGTTGGGCACGCCTTGCTTTTTTTCAAGCTGGCGCCGTGCCTGCCGCAAACCGACGCCGGTGGCAGCGGCTTGAGCAAGGATTGCGGTGTTTGGTCGGCGTCCCATAGGTCATTCAATGTTTTTGCGTTTTACTCAAGAAATAGAGGCAGGTCTTTGCCATCGCGATTTGACTTTTGTTACAAAAAGATTACTTAGCCATTTTGTCATATCTCGTTAGCGATAGCCCCTAGGCGCTATCCTTCAGTTCGTTGTAGGTCTTAACGATTGGCTCGGCCTCGGCAAGAAATTGCGCACGCAATCCCTTGTCCTGTGAAATAAATTTCACGCCTCTCGATGCCAGCCACTGACGTGCCTGCATGATTGGAAAGAGGAAGTGCTTGGGTTCACTGGGCTCGCTCATAGTGATGGGGTCGGGGAGGAATCCGATACGCAAATATGTTTGGCGCATCAGTCCGGGGTCAGCGTCGCCATTGGCTAGCTTGTGCTGTGCAGCAGCGACTTTCTCATATCGCTTGCCCATCTCCTCAGTGATCCCTGCTTCCTCACAGATAGCCACAATGTCTTGGCCATCTGCTCTTGCCTGCTGGATGATTACACCTGCATCAGACGCTAAGCCGATGGTCTTGCCAATCAGCTCTAACGCCTTGTCGCGTGTGTTGTTTAGTTTTTCTATTACTGGTTTTAGCTTCATTTGTTCATGCCTTTCATAAGTGCGGCGTTATTAAACTTAGGCGCCTCACGCCGCCGCTTGGCGTGGACTCTATATGCTCGCTTGCGGTAAGACTCACGGGCCTTCTCGCTTTTCTGTGATCGTGCGCGTATGCCCAACCGATCGTGTATCTCAGTCACTTTCTTGCTGACCGCCTGCTTAGTTAGATTAAATCGCTTAGCCACGGCCGTCATCGATTCGGGCGATCGGTTGAGCGATATGTTCAGCACGGCATGGCTTAGGGTGTCGGTACGGTTAGCCATCGCAGGATGATCCGCCGAATGCTGGAAAAGATGCTCTATCACCTTAGTCATAGTCGCAACCGATGATGTGGTGACCGTGATTTTCAGATCGCTACAAGACTCCCAAACCAGATCTTGTAGGCTATCTATGATCATAGAAGGGTGAGGGATTGACGCTGGGATACGTTCGATTGCTTCTTGATCTATCATATTAAATTACTACTCCGTTTTGTAGCGCTTGGTGCAGTAATGTTTTGACCGTCTGCATTAGTGCAATAATTAGGCCTATAGGCCTATTATTACTGCACCTACATGCTCCCCAATACTGCACTAGTGCAATAAGGGTTACTGCACTAACTTTAAAAGGGTTCATTTGTCACCTTTTTGCTGAATAAACCGTCGCTCGATTCCTCAATAAATCCGTCGTCCTTAGCCTGCTTAATGCGGGACTTCGCCTGACGTTCCTGTAGCCCGGTCACCTTCTGCACATAAGCTACCACTTGGCTATATTTAGCCCCTTCGGGTAGCTTGCCCCAATCGATCGCACTGGCTTTACGGCCCACGGTCTTTTCAGGTGCGCTTGACTCGATCCACGCCAGCCCTACTTGCGAATGCTTTAGGTGAACACACGGCTGGACGTTAGAAGCTATAAAATCGCTTGCAGTGCGGTTAGGACGCAACCCAGACCGCTTCCCGCGCTTGGTCACCTCTAGCTTGTAGGTGTACGTGCCTTCCTCATCCTGGCCGCAAGGAGCTAGGGTTAATACGCTCCGCGCCCAGTTCGTCAGCTCCGACGATCCGAATCCGCTGTAGGCTTTATCGTGGCCTTGGTAACCGCTGCCGTCCCGCGTCGGCTTAGGCGTATGGTGCATCAGCATCCACGCAAAGCCACCAGCTAGCGCCAGAGGGTTAAGCAAATTGCGAAGGAATCCGCCGGCCGTCTCTTGGCTGGATAGATCGCCACCGATAAACGCCAGCAAAGGATCTACCCAGGCTAAATGCGGTTTATGTCTCTCTGCTAATCTGCGCATTCGATCCACAAACCGTTCACCAGTAGAGGTGCAATCACGCACGATCACGATGTTTTCTTTAACCATCTGCAACTCCTCTGGCGTTAAGTCTAACGCCTTGAGAATACCCTGCAGCGCCTCGGCCACGTCGCCCTCATCGTTCTCGGCCTGCACGATGAGCGACTTCAGCGGCTTACCGTGTGGCGATATTCCAAAGAGATCACGACCGCATGCCCAGGTGATCGCGGCCTGTAAGCACAGCACCGACTTACCCAGCCCGCTACTACCCACCCACAGCGCCGATCCACCCCGGCAGATCCACCGCTTGCCTAGCAACTGCGTCGGGTCGCAATCCTCTTTAAAGTTTACCAGATCCTCCCACTTATACGGTTCTGGCAAATCGCCGTACATCGTGCGCTCTTGCCATTCGATGTAGGTCAGCGTCGGTGCACCACACTCGACCAACTCCTGCTGCTGGCCAGTAGCGGTGCGCATAGCCCCTGGCAACCGAGACAACCGGCCGGCGTCCTTGTTGGCAGAATCAGGCTTCGAGTGTTCGAGGTGCTTGTAAATAAAATCTACACGCTCGGCAAACTCCTTGGCATTGGCCGCTCTCACGTCC